GGACTACGTCATCCCGGTGCATCCGCTGGTCACGTTGGAGCGGCTGGTGTCGCTCTTTCCCGAAATCACCGACGCGGAGCGCATGACGCTGATGCAGGTGATATTTTCCAGCAAGGCGTTTCCGTTCCGGCACATCGTGCCAAGCACGGTCACGGTTAGGGACGAGGCGTTTATGATCGCGGAAGGTTGGTTTACCGCTGAACCATGACGGTACTTTCCCCCATCCAACTGCTTGGCTACGTGCTGGCCGGGATGGCCGGGCACTACGACTTGGCCGGTGACATCGACCGCAACGGGGTGATTAACATCGCCGACCTGCTCCAACTGCTAACCATGTTCTGATGGCCAAATCCCAAACCACCCACACCAAGGTGCTGCGCGAAGTGTCGCGGCCGGGCGTTCACGCGAAGACGAAGACCAGCCGCCGCAAGGAGAGCAAGAACTACCGCAAACCCTACGGCGGACAGGGTCGGTAGAACTTTGTACATTTGGGCTATGATCGTCACATTGACCAAACCCCTGAACGACTACGGCTACAAGTTCGAAGCCGGAAAGACCATCGAGGTGTCGATGAAGTTCTACCGCCTGCTCGTGGCGCAAGGCTACTGCGACCCGCACGAAAGCGAGGCGCCCAAGCCAGCGCCCAAGGCAGCGCCCAAGCCTAAAGCAACTCCACCCCCAACAGATAACAACGAGGAATAATGGCACAGACCACTGGCATTCTGAATGCTTCGAGCATTCGCTTTTTTACCGGCACCACCGACGGCACGCACGTAGTGGTCGCCAACGTTACCGAGTGCAGCATCTCCCTGACCACCGACGTGCGGGACGTTACGACAAAGACCTCCGGCGGATGGCGCGAAATCCTGCCCGCCCTCAAGTCGGCAAGCGTCAGCGTCAGCGGCTACTTTGCCGAGGACGCAACCAACGGCTTCAACACCCTGGTCGATTACCAAATTGCAGGCACCAAGGTATTCGCCACGTTCAGCAACGTCGGCAGCGGCTCTACCCCGAACACGGGTGACGAAGAATTTGACATCGCCGGGTACATCACCAGCATCGAGCAGAGCGCCGGGTTTGAAGACAACGTCACCTGGTCGCTGACCATGGACTTGACCGGCGCCGTTGTACGTGAGGTCATTGCCTAATGGAAGTACAAATCCAAGGCACGACCTACCCGCTGCGCGCATCGATGGGCGCATGGCGCAAGTTCGAAACGGCGACCGGCGTACGAGTGGCAAGCATCGGCACCGATGACGTCACGCGCATCCCGGAGTTGGCTTACTACCTTATCCAAAGCGGGTGCAAGGCCAGCGGCATGAAGTTCGAACTGACCGTTGACGAGTTCCTCGACCTCGTGGAAATCGAAGACGTGCAAGCCATCAGCGAGGCAGTCGCCGGGCTGCTTGGCGGCAGCGGCAAAGGCCAAAAAAAAAGTCAGGCAAAGCCCTGACGTGGGATGAAATTGAAGAGATGGGGTTGGGCCAATTAGGCCTGACCCCTTCTTTGCTTTACGACCTTACGTTCCGGGAGTTCAGCAACGCCATGGCCGGGCGGCACCACGAGATTGAAATGCGCGAGCGCAGCGAATGGGAGCGCACGCGTTGGCTCGCCTGTCTGCTGCTCAACCCCCACACCAAAAAGCGGCTGAAGCCCACAGACCTTGCCACGTTTGAGTGGGAGAAGAAGGCCAAGACCGCCGTCGATGGCAGTGCTATCTTGCGGCAAATAGCTGGACATGGCAAAATTAGGTGACCTCATTGTCAAGATTGGAGCGGACACGCGATCGCTCAACACCGAACTTGGCAAGATTCAGCGGAAAATAAAAAACACCGCCGACAACATCCAAGGGTTGGGCCAGTCCATGACTATGGGCTTGACGCTGCCCGTGGCCGGGCTTGGGCTTGCAGCCGTCAAGGCGGCCGCCGACCTGCAAACGATGGAGACACAGTTCGTTTCGCTCACCGGCGGAGCGGAGCAGGCCGGGCAGATGGTGGACAAACTGAACCAGTTTGCAGCCGCCACCCCCTACGAAATCGAAGGCATCGCCAGCGCGGCGCGTCAGTTGATTGCCGCTGGTACCGACGTCAATGACGTTACCAACCAACTGCAGTACCTCGGCGACATCGCAGCCGTGTCGGGCGTGCCTATCGAAGAGATGGCCGCCATCTTCGCCAAGGTGCAAGCCAAGGGCAAGGTGGAGTTGGAGAACCTGAACCAACTGGCCGAGCGCGGCATCCCCATCTTCACGATGCTATCAGAGGCCACCGGCCTGCTGCCTTCCGAACTTGGAGCAGGCGCCGTCTCGGTCGACCTGTTTAATCAGACGCTGATGTCCATGGCGCAGGAGGGCGGGTTCGCTTTCGGGGCCATGGAGAACTTGTCGCAGACCGCAGCGGGTAAGTTCAGCACGGCGATGGACGGGTTGAAGATGGCGGCCGCTTCGCTTGGTGAGGTGCTGCTGCCCATCGCCACCGCCGTGATTGACAAGGTCACCGAACTGGCGGCCAAGTTCGAGGCGCTGGACATGGGCACCAAGAAAATGCTTGTGGTATTCGGCGCCATTGCGGGCGCCATCGGACCCGCGCTCATCGGCTTTGCGCTGGTGTCCAAGGGCATGGTGGCGATACAAAACGCGGCGTCTTTGGCGATGAAGGGCATTCAGCTGATGAACGCCTCGCTGCTCACCAACCCCTACACCGCCATTGCCGTGGCGGTCGCCGCGTTGGTTGCGCTCATCATCACCAACTGGGACGAAATCAAGGCGTACTTCACCGACGGGGACGGCTCCAAATTGTGGGATGAACTGGTTGCCACATTTGACGCGGCGGTAGCCTACATCAAAGAACTGTGGTCGTTTTTCTTGGAGTTTTTGGAGGCGTTTTGGGATAGGTTCGGAGGCAGCATCATGACCACCATCGACACCGTGATGGATACCGTGATGGGCATCGTCCGGGGCGCGCTCGGATTTCTTAAGGGCATATTCTCGGCAGGCACGGCGCTGCTCAAGGGCGATTGGGATGGCTTCTTGACCGGCATTATTGACGCCACGGTTTCAATCATGCAGGCCATTGTGAACACCTTCCTCGGCGGGGTGCGGCAACTGGCCAACGGCGTTGACACGCTGCTCAACGCGGTAGGCATCGACAGCGCGGTCGGCCCATGGATTGAAGGCCTCCAGTCAAAGGCATACGAATACTTCGACAGCATCAAGAGCGGGGCGGACACCGCCAAGGATAGCGTCGATGACATGAACAATGCGGTGCAAGATGTCGACACCCTGCCGCCTGTACCCGTCACACCCAAGCCCACAATGGGCAAGGGCAAGGGCAAAGGCAAGGGCACAGCCAAAAGCAGCGAGGACGAAGAGATAGACGCGGACGCATTCAAGACCACCTTTGATGACCTTATCCGGCCAGTGGAGACCAAGGCCATGGCAACGGCGGCGTTCATTGCCGCGCTGCCCGACACGCTGGATCTGGAGGAAATTGCCGAGCCGTTGGACGAGGTGTTCGATGACGTCGGGTTTGACCAAGTGATGTTTGACCAGTTCGTGGCAGCGGAGCAGGCGGCAATGGTGTTCAAGGACAACATGGCCAACATCATGGCCGACATTGCCACCAACGCCACGGCATTGGGCGGTCAGTTCGGCGCAGCCTTTGGCCAGCTGCTCACCGGGGCAGAGGGCGGCGAGGAAGCCATGGCGTCCTTTGCATCGTCAGCCCTTGACGCAGGCTTCCAAGCAGCGACCGCGCTTGCCATCAACGCAGCCGGGCAGACGGCAGCAGCGGCAGGGCCGGGCGCAGCGATTGCCCTGCCCATCCTAATCACGGCGGGCATGGCGCTCATCCGCTCCACCTTCCAAGGCATCACCGGGTTCGCGGACGGCGGCATCATCAGCGGCCCAACAATGGGTCTTGTGGGCGAATACCCCGGCGCAAAGTCCAACCCGGAAGTCATCGCCCCGCTGGACAAGTTGCGGTCAATGATTAGCGACGTCAGCGGCGGCGGCCACGTAGTGGTCACCGGCCGCATCAGTGGGCGGGACATCTTAATTTCGAACGAGCGCACATCGCGCGACGCCAAACGTTTCAGATAATGGCAATTAGATATTACGCCCAGTTCGAAGACCTGCACGGCACGGAGTTCAGCATCAACATCTACGACAGTGCCTACTCCGGGTCGTCCCCGTTCGAGTTTAACGTGGGGTCGGAGGGCTTCCGCCTTGAGTACGAGATGGAGGACAAGTTCACGGCCATCTGCCCTAGCACTGTCATCGTGCCGATGTTATTGCAAAACAATAACGACGCGGCGCTGCTGACCAACCTCGTGAGCAGCGTGGAGGGGCGTTACATTTTGGAGATACGCAGCGGCGGGTCGACCTACGCCAACGGCCACGTCTATTGGCGCGGCATCATCTTGCCGGAGTTCATCGAGGTGGAGGACGAGGCCTACCCGCAGCTGGTCGAACTGCGGGCGATGGATGATCTGTCGAACCTGCGCACCATTGACTACCTACAAAGCCCGGAGGGCACGGGCTACGCCTACACCAAGGGCCACCTTGCCAACTGCCTGAACCTGCTGCGGCAATGGAGCATTACCGCCGACACCGACCGGTTCTTATTTGTCGAGGCGCTAGAAGCCTACGACAATGACGCCGTGTGGTACGCAGGCCACCAGATGCAGTTAAATTTTGCCACCTTCAAAGACCCATCGAACGAGCCGCCAACGTACTGGTCGGCTTACGAGGTCTTGGAGCAAATCCTGCTGGCCTACGGCGCGCGCATCTACTGGCGGCCAAGCATCGACACCGACGAGAAATCGCTATTCGTCATCGACAGTTGGGTCATGCACGTCGACGATGACGAGGACTTCACCGGCTACACGGTCGGCAACGACGGGACGTTAAGCGCGCAGCAGGTGCATGAACGCCCGCAGTTTAACCTCGACAGCACCGGCATCAACCGCATTAAGGGATGGAGGCACGGCTACCTGCCCAGCATCCGGGAGGTGCGGCGCGAGTTTGACTACCTCGAAACCAACCCGTTCACCATTGACCACGTCATCGACCAAGTCGATTTGGACAACTACCTCGACGCCTCGGTCACATTCACCACCGCCCCGGAATTGCATTTTGGTGAAGGCACACCAGCCTCGGTGCGCTTCCGCTTCAAGTTCACCGTGGAACCGGACGCCACGCCCATCGTCACCTCGGCGCAGCGGATGCAGTTGGTGTTTACCCTGCGCCTCGGGCAGTATTACGCCATTCGCAACTACACGCAGGCCGATAACAACTTGCCATTCACCACCAGCGTAGGGGACAACAAGTTCATTATCGGTTACAGCTACGACGCGGCGGAGTGGTCGACCTCGGCGGGGTCGATGATATTCTTTTCGCCAGGCTTTGACCTGTACGCGGGCGGAACTTTTGAAATGGACTGTTCGGTGGACTTGCCCGCGCTACCTGCTGACTTATCGAACAACACCTTCAGCTGCGAGGTGGCGTCGCAACTAATCACCGTGACCACCTCCACCGGCGCACCGAACTCGTACCAGTACGCCAACACGGTGTCGAACTCGGTGATTACAAACCTGTCCATCTACCCGTCGGGCATCTATGAACTGACGGGCAGCACCGTGGTGTTCAAGGCGGTGAACGACGCAGCCGGAGGGCGGTACAAGTTGGAGTTGCCAGAGGCCAAAATATCTGACCTTGTGGTGAACAGAGGCGGCGGCATCTTCGTGCTGCCTATCGGCGGCGACAGGTTCCAACCAAGCAAATGGCGGTCGCTGGCTGATACGTCGGTGGAATTGAATTTGCACAACGTGATCTGCCGCGACTGGATGCGCAGTCAACCTGCGAACATCCGGCGCATGGTGGGCACCATCTACGACCACCGCAGCGCACCCGGCCAATGTCTTTCCCCGTTCGCCACGTTCACCCACAACTCGGTGCCTTACGCAGTGGTGGCGATGACGTACGTAGCGGGCGAAAATCTCTACGATGTCGAACTGGTGGAGTTGGACTATGGCGGCACGGTCACGACGCCCGCCGTGGGCTTTACAGACGGCATCCTGCCAACGCCCATCACCCCGCCCTCCATTGCATCGGGCTTTACCGACGCGGAGGTGGCCGTCAGCAACGCGCAAGGCACCATTGACAGCGTCGTGCCACTTCGCGACGGCATCGTGTCGCTAGTGGCAGATGAGGACAATTTCGTGAGCGTCGGGGACGACACCTTCGAGGTGAACGTGGGCACCGTCAAAGTCCTGGAGGCCGACGACGTCAGCGCGACGTTCAACGTGCCGGTGACAATCGACCTGCAGGGCGAAACGTTCGAGGTGCTAAACGCTGGATTTCCGAACCCGCTGACGGTCACCACCGACAGCGTCGAAGCAATGGATCTGTCCATCATTAACAGTTCGGGAGCAGCTGCCGGCAGCCTTTCGTTTTTCGAAGCATCAGACAATGGAGGCAACAGTATCGTATTTCGCGCACCCACATCATTATCGGTCGCCACATCGTACACTCTCCCTGCAGCCGACGGAAGCAATGGCGATGTGCTGGAAACAAACGGCAGCGGTGCGCTGTCATTCGCATCGTTTGGTACCAAGGTGGAAAACGCCATCAGTAACGCGGTGTTGTCCACCGTCGATGCCCAAGGTGCCATTACCAGCGAAACCGGATTTGAGGCCAAGACAAACGCCTACATCAAGTTCTTTGAACTTGCCAGCAACGGAACGAACAACATCACCATTAAAGCGCCGACGGCATTGGGCGGAAACACCACCTACATCCTGCCTGCGACAGACGGCACATCGGGGCAGGCGCTGAAGACCGACGGCTCCGGCAACCTTTATTGGGGCTGAGTTAAATTGCAGGCCATGACACCGGAAGTACTTGGCATTGCGCTGACTGTGGCGCTCGCCATCGTCGGCACTTGGGTGAAGCTCAACGCCGACATCGCCCGCATGAACGCGCGCATCCACACGCTGGAGAAAAACGAGGTGGAGGTGAAGACCCTGCTGAAGGAAATGGCCGAGGCCATCCGCCGGATTGAACTGCATTTAGCCAAGAACTCATGAAGTGGTTTAATTACGCGGAGTTTGACTCGCCCGACGCACCCGGCAGCGGTGAGGCGCACATGGATTCGGACTTTCTACAGATGCTCGACCGCGCCCGTGGCCTCGCCGGGGTGCCGTTCAAAATCAACTCCGGCTACCGAACCGCAGGGCACAACCGCAAGGTCGGAGGCGTGAAGGCCAGCAGCCATACCCTCGGCCTCGCTGCGGACATTCACTGCACCGATTCGCGCAACCGGGCGCACATCGTCAGCGCGCTGATGGAGGCGGGGTTTAATCGCATCGGAATCGCGCCTACGTTCATCCACGTTGATAACGACCCATCAAAACCAGAGGACGTCATATGGCTGTACTAACCCGGAAGGATGGCAACGTCTTCGCGTACAACATGGCGCACGAGGACAAAAGGCACCGGCTGCTGCTGATGTCAGATGTCCACTTCGACAGTACGCACTGCGACCGCGACCTGCTGACCAAGCACCTCGACGAAGCCCTCGCAACTGATGCGGGGGTTTTTATTTTCGGCGACTGGTTTGACCTCATGCAAGGGATGTACGACCCGCGCCGCTCCTATTCGGGCCTGCGGCCGGAGTACAAAAGCATCACGTATCTGGACGACGTCATCGAAGATGCGGCGGACTACCTCGACAAGTACCGCAGCATCATTAAGTTCATCGGTCGGGGCAACCACGAGACGAACATCGAGAAGCGCCTGTCAACCTCTCCCATCGACCGCCTGTGCGAGCGCATCGGAGCCATGCCAGGCCCCTACGCCGGGTGGATAGTGCTGCGCTACCTCCGGGGCAAGGCGGTGTCAAGTAAGTACCTGCACTTTCACCACGGATACGGCGGAGCAGCGCCCCGGTCGAAAGGCGTGCTGAACGCAGACATCGACCAAAAGGAATGGCCAGACGCGGACATCATCGTCAGCGGCCACACGCATCAGAAGTGGCACCTGCCTGTGAGCGTGGAGCGCATCAACCAATACCACGCGGTCAGCGAGGGGACGGTTCACCACGTCAAACTCGGCTCGTACAAGAAACTGAACCGCCTTGCGGGGTGGGAAGTGGAGAAGGGATTTCACCAGCCCCGGCTCGGCGGTTGGTGGCTTGACGTTCAGCACACAAGGTGGCCGCATGAACGGGTGTATCTTGAAGTCACAGAAGCACACTAAACACCTCTATCAATGTGGGACTTTTTAAGCGAAAACTGGGCGGAAATCGCCCTCGGCCTGATCACGCTGGCGGGAACGGTGACAGCCCTAACGGAGACGACAGCGGACGACAAGTGGCTGGACGTGCTCAAGCG